AGCTAATCACCAAACTACAAGTAGTGGCACACGTTCTAGCTGGCCGACCCACCCTATACAGAGCACACATCATCACAAGTAAGATTATCCTCCCTCAAGACCACCTGTTGATAGCGGAGTGTCACACCGAGATTAAGGAGAAGCTATGAGCGGAAAAGACTTTATGTATATGGCGTTCCTTGTGATCTTGACAGTAAACCTAATAATACTTGGAGTGTCGGTATGACCTTTAACGAGAAGCTAGAGGAGATAGCGAATACCTACTATTACGACAGAGAGGCGGTCAACTCTTACAACGACGAGATACTGACCGACAAAGAAGCTCTCGCCAAGAGTGTTAAAGCCACCAAAGCCCTATTCAAAGAGACTATAGGAGAGGACGAGAAGCTATCGAGGTGTTGCGACAGTAACTACCATCAAGGCGAAAAAGATGGTCGCAACCAACTCAGAGCTGAACTCCGCAAGGCTATAGAGGGTATAGATGAGTAGACTGAATATAGGTTCAATATTCACCAAAGAAGGAATCTCCAAATTAACTAAGGGGCAAGTTCTTGGTTTCCAGGAAGAAGGTAAGGATGATCTTACATACTATGAGATAGTAAGGATCAAACCAGCGCAACAAAAAGTAATTGTGGAGAAAAAGATACTCTACAAACCAGAGGAGATATACGTTGAAAACAAAAGAGGAAAAACTAAAAGCTAAGATACTTGAGATTCGGGCAGACTTCTATAAATATGCCTCCACCAACCTAAAGATAAAAGACAAAACGGGTTCTATAGTAAAGTTCGAGCCAAACAATGCTCAACGGCGCCTGATTGATCGAGTTGTTAAGCTCATGGCTGAGGGCAAGCCCGTGAGGATAATCGTTTTAAAAGCGAGACAAATGGGCTTCTCGACAGCTATCGAAGCTCTGATCTACTGGCAGACTGCCACGCATAAGAATATAACCTCCATGATCGTGGCTCACGACAAACCCGCCTCCCAGAACCTTTATAATATGTTTAAGAGGTATTATGACAACTCTCAGCCTATTTTCCAGCCCGCTCGGAAATACGACACTAAGACCGACCTAGTATTTGCCCGTGACGTAAAAGAGCCCAATGGCAACACTATTACTAAAGGTTTGAACTCTACTATCAAGACTGGTACTGCCGGCGCTTCGGGTGTGGGTAGGTCGGACACAGTTCAGCTACTCCACTGTTCAGAGCTTGGTGAGTGGGAAAACGGCTATGACTTAGTGGCTTCTTTATTCCAGACCGTACCTTTATTACCCGGAACCATGATCTTCCTGGAATCCACAGCTAAGGGGATTGGTAACTACTTCTACGATGAGTGGAAAGCTGCCACTGTCGGAGGTTCGGTCTTTGAGCACTTCTTCTTCCCTTGGTACGAACACGAGGAGTACTTATTACCCGCAGAAAACCTCGACCATCTAACCGAGGAGGAACAGGGCCTAGTTGAGCGGTTCAAACAAGAGGGTATCACCGACACAGACAAACGACTTACATGGAGACGCTACAAGCTGAAGGAAATGCGCCGCAAACCTGGCGCCTCAACAGCAGAGGATCAGTTTAGACAGGAATACCCTACTCACTGGCGGGAAGCCTTCCTAGCTTCAGGACGCCCAGCGTTTGATATTGATTCACTTATTAAAATGGAAGACGCAGCCCGTGATCCTGGATATTACGAATTAAAAACCTTCGAGCGTAAGGTTACTGCCGAGAAGACTGCTATATCCCCATTAAAGGTTTGGCGAGTCCCTCAGAAGGGCCGCAAGTACACTATAGGAGCTGACGTAGCTGAAGGACTGGCTCACGGTGACTTTTCAGTTGCAGACATCATGGACGCCGAGACTATGGAGACTGTAGCCCGTTGGAGAGGTCATATCGACCCTGACCAGTTCGGTGATACCCTAATCGCTCTGGGACGCTGGTATAACAGCGCTCTCGTTGGAGTAGAGATCAACAACCACGGCCTGACTACAGTTCAGCGTATGAGAGATAAGTTCTACACTAATCTATATAGGCGTGAAGGTAAGCTCGACGAGCGGATGGAAGAGACCACTAGTAAGCTGGGCTGGTTAACAAACGTGAAAACTAAGCCGCTTATGATCGACCGGCTAAGAGAAGCGATCCGGGATGGCTCTCTGGTGGACTGGGACGTTACCTTTGTCTCAGAGGCCATGACCTATGTAGTAGATGACAGTGGTAGGACCAACGCCCAAGAGGGTGGGTTCGATGATTGCGTAGTAGCTAAGGCCATTAACCTACAGATGAGAGACTGGACGTATATAGATAGGGACGTGATTAAGTCCTATAAATCTGATAAAATAGTAAAAAGAAAACTAAAGAGAACCTAAAAACAAAAATATGGCTCGAAAATCACAAAAAGACACAGTTAATGAACTAGTTATCAAGTTTAAAGCCGCTCACAAGTACGTAAAAGAGAATTATCACGACGTTTGGAACGATTCGTGGAAAGTTTACAATAACCAGCGTGTCAGGGTCCATTATGAGGGCGACGCTGATACTTTCGTTCCCGAAACCTTCACTATCGTTGAATCGCTTGTAGCGAACATCGGCGGTGGACAACCTAAATTTGAGTTCCTCCCAGTTTCTGCAATACAGGAACAAGATACAGAAATAATAAACTCCCTAATAGGCTTTTACTGGGATCAGAACAATATGAACTTAAAAGCTCTCCAGTGGATCAGAGATATGATTATCTTTGGCAACGGAGTGACAATGGTCACGTGGGACGAGAAAGATATCCCCCGTATCGACAATATCCCGCTCAAGGACTTCTTCGTAGACTCTGACGCCACCAGCATAGAGGACGCCGAGGAACGGAAGCTCCTAATAGGCCACAGAAGGCTTGTTAGTAAGAAAACCCTGAAGGCCGCCACTATATATGACCCTGAAACCGATTCAATGGTGCCTAAGTATAAGAACATCAACAAGATCCAGCCATTAAAGAAGGCGTGGGGCAAGTTCGACAAGGAAGAGAAGGAAATGTTCGCAGGTTCTACTAAGGGAGAAGACGCTCCTAAGGATATGGTGGAAGTTCTATATATGCTCGTAGACGATAGAGTCTATGAAATCGCTAACCGAGATGTAGCTATCTGGGACGAAGAGACCCCCTTCCAGCGTAAAGAGACTACAGAGCAAGTTGTTATAACCGACCCACAATCCGGACTACCTATAGAGGAAGAAGTAACTATCCCCGCTATCGCTCCGTTCTATCCATATACAGTTCTCCGTAACTACGCTGACGCCTCCCTGTTCTACGCTAAAGGAGACGTTGAAGTTATCCTACCGACACAGGAACTAGTAAACGACATTAATAACCAGAAGCAAGATAACATCACATACGTTCTTAATAACATGTGGACTATCGACCCTCAGTTCGCCGACATGGCACCAGAGATTGAATCCCTACCAGGAGCTGTCTACGCTATCCCGGCAGGAGCCCTACAGCCTATAGAGAAACCAATCGTTACTAACGACGCGGATAACGAGATATTCCAGAACCTTGATTACATGCGACGAGCAACTGCCGCTGATGAGATTGTCCAGGGAGCTTCACAGGCCCAGGGTAGAATCACCGCTACAGAAGTTCAAGCCCAGGTTAACCAGGCCAACCAGCGCTTCTCTACCAAGCTCAACATGCTTGAGTCCGAGGGTTACGCCCATCTAGGGTCTATCATGTTCAAGCTTATCCAGATCTTCGTTACACAGCCTATAGCAGTTCGATTAATTGGCCCACAAGGGACTGAATGGGGTGAGTTCAACCCATTAGAGTTCACAGGTCAATACGAGCCACGAGTTATCTTAGAAGCGACCTCACGGGCTCTCAAGGCCGAAGAAGGACAGAAGTTCCAACAGATGTACCAAGTGTTACTAGAAGATCCAACCATCAACCAGTCAGAGCTGAAATCTATCCTACTCAAGAAGGTATTTAACCTTGAGCAAGCAGAGATCGAGAAGTTGCTGTCAGTTGACCCAGCCCAAGCCGAACAGCAGTTCCAGACCCAGCAAGCACTTAACGGAAACGTCGAAAGTGGCGTACCATCCGCACCGCTACCCATCCAACCGGTTATATAATAATAGGAGGACAGAGTGAGTAAAGAGACACGAGCAGAACAGAACGAGATAGCGCTCAATAAACTAAACGCCCTGAAGCAGTCTTACAGGGATATTCAGACGACAGAAGCTATGAAAGAGAACCTGGAGTTTCTTAAGAGTTTCGAGGAGGATCTTATTAAGAGAGCTGGTGATTCCGTTAACGCGGAAGAGTGCTTGGCCCTAACCCAACGGGCCTTCGGAGTCCGTGTTTCCAGGGAACACATAGAACGCCTATCACAGCAACCCTAGTTTTGCACTATAAGCATTAGTGTTGTAATATTGAGTTACGACCCAAGTGGGTAAGTACGTTTTAAATAAACAAAAAAGGAGTATCTAGTGGCGGATGAACAATCCATTCCTGATGAGACTCAGAATACAGACGAAGGCGGCGAGAAGCCACTCCCCGAGTCTACTGAGACAACACCAGCGGAAAACACAACCCAAACAGATGCTAACACACCGTCTACTGACGAGGTTAGTTCTGAAACAGAAACTAAAGACGAAGTAGACAACATCGACAAATGGGCGGAGTCTCAAGGCATAGACCTGGAAAACCCTACCAAAGAGCAGACTGGAAAGTTAGCTCAGAGGTTGCGGGACACGCAGTCTAAAATGCACGAGGCGACAAACAAGAGTGCCGACCTAGAAGCAGGAGTTAGTGAAGTCATAGACAACGCTAGTGAATCTGGACAGATCGACGCAGGTGATGCTCGGATGCTAAAGATGGAACAACAATTAGCTGTTACACAGTTCTTTGTAAACACTCCAGAAGCACGACAGTATGACAGACAGATGGCTGATATGGTTAGAGCAAAGCCTTGGCTTTTAAACAACCTAGCCGATCTACATAAGTTAGCTCGATTAGAGTCTAGCGGTGGAGCTTTCGAGAAAATAACCGAAAAAGCTCGCCAAGATGAACGTGATCTTTTAAACCAAAAACAACGTGCAGGGGTCAGCAAGCCTTCGGCATCCTCAAAGGGTGGTGATAACGCAACTGTTGATCACATCATGGAAGGTCTTAAATTTAAAGACTAAACTAAGGAAAAACAAAAATGGCACAGACTTACGCAGCAGCTCATTTAGCTGAACTTGATGAAGCATTTTTCACCGAGAGTACTACAGCAAGAATTGTCAACAAAGGCATGCGACTAGACTTTAACGGTAAGAACTCTGTAACTATCTACAACGTAGACACAGTTGCAGAATCCAACTACACACGAAGCGGATCAAACCGTTTTGGTGCATTAGTTGAACTAGGAACAGGAACTCAGACTTTCACTCTTTCACAGGACAAGGCTTTCACCTTTACTATTGACCGAGGAAACCTAGAAGACAGCCAAATGGCACAAGAAGTAGGCAAAGCTGTTAGCCGACAGGTACGTGAAGTATCAGTCCCAGCAGTAGACGCTTACCGAATTGGTATCCTTGAAGCTTACGCAGTTGCAAACTCACAACAGACAACCGCAGCAGTTACAGCAGCAAACGCCTACGAGAAATACACAGCTCAAACAGCACTATTAACAGACGCAGCCGTACCACTAGATGGACGAGTTTGTTACATGCGAGCAGCAACTTACAACTTCCTAAAGAGAGACCCAGAATTTACCCGAGACGCAGACCTAAGCGTTAAAGACCTAAAGACTGGTGTTGTATCTATGGTTGATGGAGTTACTAACATCGTTGTCCCAACCTCACAGTTGGCATCAACAACTGAGTTCCTATTCGTTCACGAGAAACTAATGGTCGCACCAACTAAGTTCGACATGGTTAGAACTCTTGACGACGTACAAGGAATTGATGGATGGGTAGCAGAAGGACGACGTTACTACGACGCTTTCCTACCAACACAGAAGGCAACTTCAGTACGACTACACTCAAACGCCTAGTAAATAAATAAAGGAGACAGAATGGCAATAGAAACAAGCAAGAATGAAAACCCAATCGGACGATACACACACGTAGAGACTGGTCGGAGCACAGAGGTATACACTGTACCGAAGGCAGACGCTTTCGTAAGGATGGGATTTGTACACAACGACGAACTAGTCGCCGCAGCAAAACCCGTACCCAAAGAAGCTACAGTAGCAAAACCGTCTAGCGAAGTAACTAAGGCTAAAGCCGCAGACTCCAAGACAAACGAAAAATAAATAAGGAAAACTAATAATGGCAAACCCAGCAAACTCAACAGCAGCCATCCTACCAGACGGCCGACAAAGTGTTCAGGTTACTGAAGCTAAGACTCTAGCGATTACCGATTCAGGTATCGTTCAGAACGTAGCTTACGCTTCAGCCGTAATCACTCTTCCAGCAACTGCAACAGACGGAGTGTATATCATCCGGAACGCAGGTGTAGCAGAAGGTGGTTCAGCAGGCTCAGGTGACGACGGAAACCAAATTTCTATCTCTCCAAACGCTTCTGACAACATCGCAGGTGGTGTTACAGGAACAGCTACAGACAACAAAGATCTAATCAACACAGCAGCAACAGCTCGCGTTGGTGACGAAATGACAGTAAAGCTTGGCCTCGCAGGAGGACCAATCATTACTAGTTATAGAGGTGTCTGGGCAAGGGAAGCTTAAACTTCTTAACCCTCAAGACGAAGACCCTTCCTTACAGGGTCTTTTTCTTTTGTCAAGATTTTCTAGTATAATGTTCTTATGCAACCAGATGAATTGACTCAGGCCGCAAGACAGGCTAGAGACAACCGAAAAACACAAGCCGAAAAAAAACAAACCCAGGACGACACGACCACCCAACAGAAGTTACTGGAAGCTAACAGGGAATCATCACTCAGGGGTTTTGCTCTGCTCATAGAGTTCCTAGACGGGAAGACCACTAAGACTGAGGTTATGAACCAGCTTGATTCAGTTTCGACACCGGACGTAGACAAGGTAGTTGACGCGGTTACTAGCCTAGAGGAAACCTTTAAAGCCAAAGAACAAGACATCTCCCCATTAGTAGATGGACTCGCCGAACTCAAGAACGAGCTTGCCTCTCTCCCTAAAGCTTTCCCAAAGATACCCGAGAATAAAGACGAAGTGTCAGTTAGTAACCTGGGTGGACTCGCTGATAAGTTAGACGAAGCAATCGCCGCGTTCAAGGCTATCGAGATCGCCCCTAAGTTCAACCCAGAGATTACCGTTTCCCCAGCCAAAGTAGAAGTTACCAAAGAAGAGGTCAAGATAGACCTGAGTGAAGTTGTTGAAGAGTTACGAGGAGTTTCCTCTCGCCTAGACGCTAGAGCAGAAGAAACACAAGCCCTTCCATGGGCATCAATGGAGAAGTGGCTACAGAAGATAGACGAACGACTCGAGTGGATCGGCTCCCGCCCTATCCCAATGGGTGTAGGCGCCACGACCTCCACAGCAGCGGCTGTAGCTAATGTCTATGACACCGCGGTTTACGATACGGGAACTTACAGTTAGAATATAAGTAAAGAAAGAAAACAAAAA